CGTTTGATTTGAGTCAAAAGCCCCATCTTTGTCAGTAAAGAACGCGCTGACACCACGAGCGGTAAACTGGTTTGGTTTTAAGGTTCTGTTATCCGTAGCCGCGAATGAGTAGTGGGTATGTGTGCTAGGCGTAAACGTAGTAGGCTTACCTGTTATAGCTGACCATGCGTGCGTGTGGTTACCTGCGGCATAGTTAGTCGCACCTGTACCGATGTTATTGTTATTAGGCGAATACACACGATTACCTGAGTCGTATAGCTTACCTGTAGAATCAGCTATGCGTACCTGATAATCATTCATATACAGGTCTTTATTCAACACAGACACACCTTTGCTTGTGTCTCTACCTGTAAACGTTAAGGTGTTTGCGGTCGCTAACGATTCAACGAATACACCGCCTGTGGAGCTTAAAGGCTCATTCAGGAAGCACGATAGCGTACCGTTTGCGCCCCAGTTGCCCGAAGCCTGTGAGTAAGCAATGTAGTATTCGTAATCACCTGTACTTGGCGTTGCAGGAAGCGTAAACACATGCGTCTCGTTAATGTACGTGTAATACATAGGAGTACCACCACTGTCGTACACTTTTATCTGCTGTCCTGTGAACGTATAATTGCCTAGGTTAGAATACGAAGAATCACCTACTTTGCGTCTATAGACATCTACTCTTACTGACGGTGCTACTCTCGATGACTGTATGTACGAAGCCGCCCCTACACCAGTACCGCCTGTGGCTGTGACTTCAAGCGTAACAACCTTACTACCTGATTTAAGCGGTGGGTTGTCAGTGTTACCTGCCTGCGCTAGTTGTAACGCCACTACAGGGTTTAAAGGGTCACTAGGTACTACATGGACTGAAGCATCACGAGTGCCGCCCGTGAGTTCCGATGACGGGTCGCGTGTCACCAATAAATCACGGAAAGACGAATCTAGATCCTTCCATTTAATCTGACCAGTCTTAGCTAGTACGAAGTCACCCTCTATAAGCGTGTTACCTAACTGAGCACGCTTCTCAGCCTGCCCTACTTCGTCTACGTTGATAATCGCATTAGCTTCTACTGTGCTAATACGTGCATCCTTTATGTAGACAATATCGTCTTTAACTGTGAACGGTAAGATTTCGCCCCCGCTTCCATTGTCAAAACCTATTTGGTCAGCTTTGAACAAGATAGCGCTTGTCTCAGGATTCGATGTCAGACCAAAGCCTGCAACACGCCCGTTATAGTCAACTTTCAAGGAGTAGTAAGCCTCATTAGCGGTAGCTTGTGCTGTCTCACGGATAGCTGAAAGCTCACTATCTAAGTCATTGCCTTTAAAGACAACTTTATGCAACAAAGCACCGTCACCGTTACTCGACCACAAGTGTAATGTGTTTACACCTTGTACCAACTCAACTTGTGTGTAGTACCACTTACGCTCATTATCAGCGCCACTAAAGTTCTTGAGTACAACCTTATCATTCAAGTAGATTTCAACACCGCCTTCCGCGTCTGTAATCTCTACTCCCATGAAGGCTATACCTTCGATAGGACTCTCAATCGTTAGCGTTGCCGCTTCTGAGTATGTCGGCGTGTATGTAAAACTTATCGCCCCTTCCCACTCAGCGATTGTAGCCCCACGTATACCATAAGCGACTAACGAATCTTTACGCGCTTCATTCTCATTGATAAAGGTTGATGAAGTTACGTAATTAGTCAGTGTATTGTTTAAGTCTGTGGTCTTAACGTAAGCGTTTAAGTCGGTACTCTTAGCGAACTTCTCGTTAGCTAATTGCGTACTGGTGACATAAGAGCCTAACGTTGTATTTAGGTCTGTAGTCTTCACATACGCTGTTAAGTCTGAACTCTTGGCGAAGTTAGCGTTAGTTAGTTCAGTGCTTGTGACATAAGAGCTTAGTGTCTGGTTAAGGTCAGTGGTCTTAACGTAAGCTGTCAAGTCTGAACGCTTAGCAAAGTCCTCATTAGCTAACTCTGTAGTTGTGACATAAGAACCTAAAGTTGTGTTTAGGTCTGTCGTCTTCACATACGCTGTTAAATCTGAACGCTTAGCAAAGTCCTCATCAGCTAACTCTGTAGTTGTGACATAAGAGCCTAAAGTTGTGTTTAGGTCTGTTGTCTTAACGTAAGCTGTTAAGTCAGTACTCTTAGCGTATCCTTCACCTGCTAATTGCTCATTAGTTACGTAAGAGCTTAGAGTTGTGTTCAAGTCAGTTGTCTTGACGTAATTAGTCAATGTCGAGTTCTTAGCGTAGTCTGCATCAGCTAATTGCGTGCTTGTGACGTAAGAGCCTAAAGTTGTGTTTAGGTCTGTGGTCTTAACGTAAGATGTTAAGTCAGAACGCTTAGCGAAGTCTTCACCTGCTAACTGCTCACCGGTGACGTAAGAGCTTAATGTAGTGTCTAAATCTGTAGTCTTGACATAAGCTGTTAAGTCAGTGCTCTTAGCAAAGCCTTCACCTGCTAATTGCTCACTAGTGACATAAGAACTTAGTGTTGTATCTAAATCTGTAGTCTTGACATAAGATGTTAATGTTGAGTTCTTAGCGTAGTCTTCGTTAGCTAATTGCTCGCTTGTGACATAAGAGCCTAAAGTTGTGTTTAGGTCTGTAGTCTTCACATACGCTGTTAAGTCAGTGCTCTTAGCGTATCCTTCACCTGCTAATTGCTCACTTGTTACGTAAGAGCTTAGTGTTGTATCTAAGTCTGTTGTCTTAACGTAATTAGTTAGTGTTGAGTTCTTAGCAAAGTCTTCATTAGCTAATTGCGTGCTTGTGACATAAGAGCCTAGTGTCTGATTAAGGTCAGTAGTCTTAACGTAAGCTGTTAAGTCAGTGCTCTTAGCGTATCCTTCACCTGCTAATTGCTCGCTTGTTACATACGAACTTAGTGTTGTATTTAAGTCAGTAGTCTTGACGTAAGATGTTAAGTCTGAACTCTTGGCGAAGTCTTCATTAGCTAATTGTGTGCTTGTAACGTAAGAGCTTAATGTCTCGTCTAAATCCGTAGACTTAACGTAAGCTGTTAGCTCTTGGTGTGTCGCATAATCAGCATTAGCTAAGTCTTCAGTGGTTACGTAAGATCCTAATGTAGTACCTAAATCCGTAGACTTAACGTAAGCTGTTAGCTCTTGATGTGTCGCATAGTCAGCATTGGCTAAGTCAGTGCTAGTTACATAAGACCCTAACGTTGTGTTTAAATCATCTGTCTTAACGTAAGCTGTTAGCTCTTGGTGTGTCGCATAGTCAGCATTAGCTAAGTCAGTGCTTGTCACGTAAGAGCCTAAAGTTGTGTTTAAATCATCTGTTTTAACGTAAGCTGAAAGCTCTGAACGCTTAGCAAAGTCTTCACCTGTCAACTGCTCAGTTGTGACATAAGAACCACTAGCGCCCACAAGCGCTGTTACTGTGTCGTTTATATCTGACAGTTGTTGGTTGATGTTCGGTATCGTACTTGTCTGTATTGTATTTACCTTACCATCAACCTGTTGTACTTGTTGCACAGCACTGTTATAAGCATCTGTGATTTGCTGATTGAGTTGAGGTATAACCTCGTTGTTAATCGTGTCTACATCACTCTGAGCCGCATCAGCTAGAGCTTTAGCCGCATTGTACTTATCAGTAATCTCTTGGTTTAACTGCGGTATCTTATTGTTATTAATGTCCGCTATTGTCGCATTCGCGCTGTCAACCAAGCTACGTGCTTCTGATAAGCTGTTATCTAGTGTTTCATATAGGGTCACTAAACCGACTTGTGGGTCATCAATAAGGTTGATGCGTGAGTTCAAGTCAGCTTCTAGGTGTTCTTGGCTAATCCACCCTTCGCGTAAATCTAAAGGCAATCTGACTTGTACCGTGACGCGCTCACTAGTCTCTGACACCTCGCCTTTAACATTAGTGTGAGCAAGCCAGTAGGCGTACCACTGACCACTAGTAACATCTGTATCTACGTAGTTACCTACACCGTTACCAATAAGTCTTGCGTCTTGGAAGTCTGGTAAATCGACTCCGTTAAACTCAGCTCTGTATACGTTGGTGTTAAGATAACCCTCACTACTTGGAACATCAAAGGTTATCCATACTGCTGTGTCAGACGCAGATATTTGAATATTGAAAGGTGAATCAGGTTTGACAGGATTCGCCCCGTAACCATCACGCCCTGATATGCGTGTAGGTAACGTCCAAGCTCTCTTGACAACCCCTGTACGCCCACTCTTGGTACAGTTGATTGACCATAAGCTCTGTCCTGTCTCGCCCTCACCTGCACTTAATGTCCACCCTTCAGGGTCAGCATCGAACGGCTCAGCAGGTTCAGGCATACTTACAGACCATTGATAACGTGTTTCTTGATAGTCCGCATAGACCTCAATAGCCTCACTGATTGAGCCTGCTTCAACACGCTGTATGGTGTCTTCAAGCTCTTGTTCGATGTAGAATAATTGAGTAGCTGATAAGTCTAAATCTTGTTCAGTCAATAGGTTAGCTGACTGGAAGTCAACTAAGCGTCTATCTCTTGGTGTAATTCTTCGCACCTCAACCTGTGCGTCATCTAATAGCTTAGCTTGTAGCTTAATACGAGCGTCATCTAGCCACTCAAACGGCACAGGTTCGTTATTAACATAAACATATATATGAGACTTATCAAGATAAGGAAACGGTACGCTGAAAATCTGGTCGTTTACTGTACCGTCATAAATTATGGACGCTTTAAATTCACCCATAAAGACTCCTACAATCTATCTTTAAGTTCTTGTATAGCCATAAATACTTGTGTTAAAGCCGCATCTAAATCTTCTTCCGTTAGATACGAGCCATTACTGAAGTCCACAGCCCTTGAACTAACATCGGTATCACGGCTCAATGTCACCTGTTCGCCTCCTTGCATAGGCACATTGAACCGCACAATGCCCCCTGATACCGTGTAATCGACATCTTCTGTCTTCGTCTCTCCATCAACGGTAACGACTAAAGATGAAATAGGACTTAGATTAAATGAAAATGTGAACTCCACTTGGTCTTTAACTGCTGTGTAATTGTTGACTGTAAGCATTAACGCTCCTTCAAGTCTGTTGCTGTTATCATCTTATTGAACCCGTACTGCATAATCGGGTGTGAGTTCATAATCATAAGTGACTTAATGCGTCTTAAATCAGACTGTGTAACTTCACCGTCAGCCATGCCGATAATTCCACGTAACATATTCTCTGGATAGCTCAATGAAGGCACACTCACTAACACCTCCTCTACTGGTTTATAGCGGCCACCTCCGATTGATACATGCGCTAAGCCTGCTACTAAGTCAGCCAACGTGAATAAACTACCGTGTGTTGGTGAATACGCATACATAGCCATGAGCACTTTAGGCGATACTTTTAGCATCGTTTCTACATCACCTGCTCTAAAGCGTTTGTATTCCGCGTAGTTCTTAAAGCCCAAGCGCTTAACGTATCTATTCTTCTCACGCTCACTCAAGCCTTGTATCTTTGACTCAGTGCGTATCGTGAATATCATGTGTAACGCGGCTGATTGCACCGTAAAGCCGATGAACATATTACGCATACCTTGTTTAGTCCCAAGGTGCGCTAAGCCTGCTAGAGCACGCTTCGAGTACGAGTTAAACACAATCTGTCTGAATTGACCGATTAGACGACCCATTGTGGTTTCAAGTGCTGTAATACCTTCACCTCGGAACACACGCGAAGCCATACGCATAGATAAGCGGTAAGCGCCTCGCAGTAGTAAGTCACGGTCTGCTTCATTCCATTGTGCAATATCAAGCATGGTAATCTTACCGCCTGTCTCGTGGTCATCTACTTGCCTGTGTGATGTCTCTCTTAGCTTCCGCATTAAGTACGAAGCCTGTTCTTTAGTCCACCCAAGCTCAGTAAGTGAATACGGTAACGATTTACCTTTGATAGCCGCATTGAACATATCACGCACTGCTCCGTAATAAGCTGTACGTTGTGTCCATTCAGTCAACGCAGATAGACCTGATAGACGGATTGTCGTGTTGGCTAATCCACGAGTCACTTCACCTGCTGTCGATTCAAGACCCTGTAAGCCTTCTTCAGCTAACGAAGCGAATTTAGTTGACAGGTAAGGCGCTTCAATGCCCATCTGGTGTAATTCACTGATAGCCATTAACTGCTTAATATCTTTAGATGTCTTGAATAAGTAAGGTGCGGATTTAAACATTGCCACAAGTCCTGAGCGTGCTGTGGCGACCGCTAAGTCAGCAATAGCCGCTACACCTGCACCGCCTAGAGCAACAGCAGTAGTAAGGCTAGTGAATATTGATACACGTCTGTTGACATTCGGGTCTATATCGTGGATTGGGCGACCGAAGACAATATTCAACATCTTCTCTAATGCCTTTTCGCCTCCAACGCCCTCATTACGTGCCGCATTCATTAGCTTACGTAGACTTGCATCATCTTTATAACCAACACGCGCCAAGCCTGCGTGCCCTGCCATGCGGTTTACGTAACCATGTACAGCGCTAATCGGGTCATCTTCCATCAAGTCAATAAGACTCAATGAATAACCGTCTTCTGAATACTCCATCGTCCTATCTAAAGCCGCCCGTTTACGGAAGCGAGTCTCGTTAGGCTGTTTTAGTGGTGATAGTAATTCTATTAGACGGTCTTCATCTATGCCTTCTTCGATAGCGTCCTCTTTAAGGAGCTGAAAGAATAGGTCAGGTTCATCTAGTATTTCTTGTGAAGTTGCTGTGAATGAGCGATTGGTTAATCGTTTATACATCGACTTAGCTAAAAGTGTTGCTAGTTCATCGTCAATGAACTCACCGCGCAACTCAGCGCCACTCTTGAACGCTTCTCTGAATAAGGACTCAACGACCTTCTTAGGATACTGCTTAATCTTGTCGTATGAGTAACGTATCGGGTGATAGAACACCGAATGCTCGAATAGCCGCGCATAGCTGTTGCCTGATTGATAAGCCGCTTGGTGCGCTCTTTTAATCGCATTATTCTGAGCATTCATTAAAGCTGTTTCTGCTTCAGATAATATAGATAAATCCTGAAGCTCCTTAGCGCGTATAATGTTACGCTGTGCCTCTCTCAATGCTTGGCGCTTAGCGGCAAACTGGAACATACCTGTGAATCTACCGATACCGCGTTCTTTATAGACTGCGCGTAAAGCGTCATCTAGCTCAGCATGATATTTACTGATAATAAACTCACGAGTAGCTGTAGCTATTTCTTCTGCTGTGACACCTTGACCTTCTTTAGAACCAATCGTGCCTACAGGGTCAACTATTAAAGACCTAGCCGCATCTGCCGCCACCTTAGATTCGCCTCTAGCTGTCTGTGCGTATAAGTCTAAACGTAAATTCTTAAACGCTGTCTCATACGTTCCGTCACGCATCGTATGTACTGCGGCTTCTTCTCCTGCTTCCTGCGTTCTGCGGTTAGCCATTTGTGCTATTGTACGGACTGCATCGACTGACCTGTCTGTCACTTCACGTACACCACGAGCTATAGGTGACAATGTAGCGCCTATAGCTGACGGAATGACAGCCGTAAAAGGCGACAAGGCTATGTCATAAGCCGCTTGTTCCATGTCATAGACTGAGTTAGCATTAGCTCTGACTGTTGCAGTTACCGCTTCAGCCGCTACAGCATCTGTGACGACTTGTGCTGTACGAGCGCCACGAGCGACCTTAGCGCCTAACCCTAACATACCTGTACCTACACCAAGAGCCAGCCCTGCGGGATCTCTGATAAACGATAAAGCATGAGCCGCTATACCTGTCACGCCTAGCTCGTTGTAATCCTGCATTGTGCGCTCTAAGTCTTTAAGCTCAGATACAACTTTTTGGTAGTCTTCTTCACTCTCAGGGTGAGCTTCGATTAGAGCCTTCTTGACAAACGGACTGAGTTCGCGGATTTCAGCCTCTTTAGTCTTGATGTCAAAGTTAGGGTCTGAGTTATCGTATGAATCTAAGTCACTGAAAATATGATAAGCATTATCTAGCTTCTTAGACATATCCCATAAAGACACGTCTTCATATTTCTTCTCAATGGCTTGACGCTTGGCTTCTTGCTCTTGTTGCTGTGCTATCTGTTGTTGTTCGCGGTCGTATGCAGGTGTCAGCTCACTTACAAATGGATTTACAGCCATTTCACCTCCTAAAAGTCAAACCAACTCTTGTTGTACTCAGACAAGACATTCTCAAGACGCTTATCACCGAACTTCTGACCGACCATGAACCGAATATCGTCAGGTGTTAAAGCCATCATTTGGACGCTCTCTGTATCGCTGATATATAGCGTTTCTTCTTTAGGGTCATAGACATACACCGAGTTGCTTGGTAAATCGCCTAGCGCCTCAAATACATCGTTAATGTCTACGTCTACATAATCCGCTAATATACCGTCAACCATTGCTGAGAACTCAGCGCCATGCTCGATGTTGTAATCACCTACTTCAGTGACGATTGATTTAGCATCTTCGTATGCCGTTACAGCCGCTGACTCCTCGTCCATAAATAACGCATAGGTTTTAGCTGACTCTTTAAGTATCCTGCGTTGATTTGGCGTTAAGACACCGCTAACTTCACCGAGCGCCTTCTGGTACACCTTAGTTGCATCTGACGCAGTACCATATTCTTTTGCGGCTCTCACAGTGCCAAAAGCTGACTTCAACGCTTGTTCGTCAGTCATACCAAGTAGCTTGTTGTGGTGATATAAGGTATAGACACCCTTAGCATCATCGTTGAGCTTGAACTTACTAATGAAAGCCGCACGTTCACCATCAGTTGCGTTATTAGCAAGCAAGAACATCTTAAAGCTCTGACTTCGTGGGTCTAACTCTCCAGTTTGAAGACCTACCTTGAATAGCGAATCAAGTGAGCGTTTAACCACGTTAGGTACTTTAGTTGTATTACTTAGCACCTCGACAGCCTGTTGGGGATCTGATTGCAATAAACCACTAAAATGTTTATCAATCATGGATTCCACATCACTTAACTCATAGTTAATCTCGTAGTTCCCGAACTGACCTTCAACTGAATGCTTGGTTGTCATAACCTCAGCAAAGCGCCCGTAGTCTTTCACTTGATTGACGTAGTTCTCACCTTCTACCTTCAAGTTATCCTTAAATTGCGTCTTCTCTGCTCGTTTGAGTTGATTGTATAAGGCTTCACCATCAAGCGGCTTAGTGAGCGTCTTGTTGACTTCAATAACCTCTTGAGGCGTGCGTGCCTTATTGATTCTGGCTAAATCTGCTACTGTGTTCTTAGCGTTCACTGCGCGAGCACTTGTAGCTACGTGCGTCTTTAAGCGCGACATGACCTGTGAGCGAAGTTCAGGGTCTTTAAGTGTCTTACTGGCTGTTTCGACTGCATCATTGAGTAAGCTGAAGTCACCCTGTAAGGCTCTAGTGTCAATCACAGACATAATGCCAGCCCACTTCTCGCTGTCGCTAAGCCCTGCCATGTCACCCTCTTTGATGGCTTGTGACAATTTAAGGCTACCTTTAGACGACAGGTTATCAAGCATCGTTGTGTAGGCTTCTAGCTTCATGCCTCGCTCGATAGCACCGTCATAAGCCGTAGTCATCTTAAAGAGCGCTGTGCCGCCTCGTGTCGTGTAATGCTCAGCTATTGACTGGTCTTGTACTTCAGATAAATCAAGTGCAGGTAATTCATCTTTGTACTTAGCTTTAAGCTGACTAAAAGATAACTTCTCACCTGCATGATTCTTTAAGAACTCAGACATTTCAGTGGTGTATTTTTCAATAGCCGCTTGAGCACGCCACTCGTCAGCTCGTTGTGCTTGAGCCTTAGCTTGACGCTCTGCGTACTTGGCTTCTTGCTGAGTCTCTCGTTTATCGCGTATCTCAGCGCTTAATCCTGCTTCAGCGTACTGTTGCAGACCTGTACCGACCATTGACAATGCTTGTCCTTTCTTAGAGTTATAAGGTACAAACCGCGCTACAGAATCACCTGTATACTGCACCTTGATTGTCGGTTCATCTATTACAGCACCTGTTAGCGACCTAAAATCACCTCTAGCCATTACTCACCTCCTGCAAAGTTAGCGGCAAAGTATGTAACTGCTGTGCTTACAGCCGCATTAAACGCTATATCTCCTAACGTAGTAGGCTCGAAGGATTTAACGCTGTACAACGAAGCCTCATAACGCGACTTATTAGCCATGTTAGTTGCTCCAATCTTGTTCTTGGCGTTCTGTCTAGCGACCTCCATTGCCATATCAGCTTGTAGTTGAATGTCGTTAGTCACTTCACGGATAGACTGACCGTCAACTCCTGCGGAATCACTAGCCGCTATCTGCGCCCCTTGTAATTGCAAAGACTGTCTCAAAGTCTTAGCTTGTTGTTGTGAAGATACCTCACCCTCATAGATTGCTTCAGTGCCTGCCGCTTTACTGGCTGACGAATCAGACAAGGCACGAGCGTTCCGTTGATTGACTGCGTTAGCGCCTTCCATCTGAGCCTGCGCCATACCTTCTACTACTTTACCTACCGCATAAGCGGCTAAAAATTCAATCATGGTATGTACTCCACCTCAATTAAACCCTGTTGAGTCTTACGTCCTGTCGTCTTAAAGCCTAACGCCTTGACCCACTGAAGGTTAGCTTGTGATACATAGTTATATAGAATACCTCGTGCGCTACTCACTTCGCGTACAAACCGCTTGGCTTCACGCATGAAGCTCTTTTTGCGTAATTTGATAGCGTCAGTAGTTAAAAGCCACACACAACAACGGTTGCCGTACTGACCGTACCCGAAGACAGCGCAAGGTACTCCGTCTATGTAAGCGTTAAAGACAGCCTCGCTCAATGACATTGACACTAAGATAGCAGACAGAATATCGCTGTCGTGCCATGTCGCCTTAATCTCATCAATGTCTGACTGCTTCAAATGCTGAGCGATGTACTGCACCGCTTCTTCTGTTGCTATACTTATCTGCATGTTATGTCCTCATTGAACGTGCATTGAAATTACCTGTCCACTCAAGCGCCATGAAACTACTACTGAACTCGCTTGGGTTAGATATAACAACCTTAGCGTCAGTAGATTTACCTAATACTGGTATCCTGAACTTACCGTTATTTTGAGGGATAGTTCCTATGCGACTTAATAAATCACCTGTTCGTCTGCCCTCATAGCTGTAGACACGAGCATCGCGTCCTTTCTGCTCCACAGTCACTATGAACTGCGTAGTGTCATTGAAAGAAAGCTCAATGTGTCTTAATTGCAACCTGCCGTTGAGTATTGGTAAGTTATTCCTGTCGCGGTAGAATATTTCAGATAACTCAATGTATTGCGTGTATGTATACCCTGTGTACGATTTGCCGTTATAAGTCACTACAGGTGTCTGGTTGTTAATTGGTGTGTCTGACTCCCGTAGGCTGTCTAACACGATAGATACACCTGTTTCTTCTTTCGTTTGGTCGGCATTAAGCCTTATTTCATCGACAATGTATTTATCACCGCTCTTAATAAGTATAGTCATTACTGACTGCGTTACATCAACACTGACGATGGTGTCGTAGAATATCCACTTATTGAATGCGCTCAATGCTCGCCCGTCTGATGTATCAACGAAGTTATAGACATACAACTTAGGTGACAGTTGACCGTCAGCTTCGAGTGTCTGTATAAATATGACACCATCAGGCTTTGAGCCTACTATTTTCAACACTGAACCATTGATGTACGTAGGGCAATGTTGGTTCAACTCTACTTCGGTCTTACTGCCACTATCGAGCACCAAGCGCTCGTAGATGCCGTTCACTCCTCCCTTCTGCACCGCAAAGTACACACTTGAGCCTATGAACGTAGGCACAGCGTACTCACTTATGCTGTATGTTGATATTGAGTCAGCATATACGGTATTTGGTGAGAATATGTCACCTGAACGTAAAGCGAACTGCTCTCTTGTGCCGAATATCAATAGCTCGTCATTAGCTGATACTACAGCGCTAATTGGGTTCACATAGCGTGATTGTGCTGTAATATCTATACGGTCGCTATCTCTCACCGTCTGTGTAGTTGTTCTGAAGAAATTCCAGTAATTACCTGACTCACTTAGTACGACATTCTCACCACTAGTGAACACCAAGCGGTTCTTGTAATAACCTAGACCTTGTATAGTTCGTGGCTCAATAACGATGTCTGATTCATCTTCAGTCAAACTAACGAACGAAGGGAACGGTGCGGCTATATCATCACCTATTTCACGGTCTTGCCATTTGCCTTCACCGAACTCAAAGTAAATACCATAAGGGTTATCAGGTGTGATATGCGCGTTATCCTGCTTACGGATTAAGGTATGAGGCATGGTGGATTTATCGAGTTCGTGGACTTCGTAAGGACTTGTGCTTTCTTCCCAATGTCCTTGTCCATCTTCACCTGTCTGTTTGAACTCAACCCAATAACCGAAACCTTCATCTTCCATTGAGCCGACTACGTTAATCTTAAAGCCGTCTGGAGCTTTACTTGGTAAGTCGCTGAATAGCTGTACCTTATCCTTGACGACACCGATAGCCTTGTTGTTCAAATCATCAGATACGCTGACGGTAAAATCATCAACCGCTGTCAGTTCGATATACCCATTACCAAGACTCGCTGATACACCGTTATTTAAATTATTAATTGCGTTAGCTAATACACTGAGTATTGACGTAGTTTTAAGTGTTGCTCTCGCGTCTTCTACTGTTGCATCAGCAGTGGTCTGTGATACCGTCTGTCCGTTTACTTTCACCTCGTACTTAACGCTGTAATCAGTCTGACGTAAGAACACAACAGCGCGTGGTTGTACGTACTTAGTGTTAATCGGAGCGTCACCTGTAACGACAGACAGCACAGAAGCACTCACTTGTGTGTACCACTGATTACCTGCCTCAAACTTATACGTAAACGAGTTATCGGTAAGAGTGAACATTGGTGAGCCTTTGGGCATATCTATGTAAATCTTGTTAGCCACAAGACGGTACGTATAACTTCCGTACTTAGCTTGAATTGCAGTCATTAGCTTAGACGCTACTTCAGATGCTGATACATTCTCAAATTCTGACACAGCGACTGAGCCGTCAAGGTCTATCCTGTAACCTCCCTTCTGGTAAGGCGAAGCGCTCTTAGGTAGTGTAGCTATTGTCACTTCAACCCTATCTGTATCGACTGAAGGAACGACAAACCTGTTTAACCTCTTGACTGGTACTGTTTTATTTAACACAAAGGTTGTATCAGCACTGGTCAAAGCCGCGTACTGCTGACGCTTACTACCTACGTACTCCTGTAGCGTCAAATAGCTACCTTGCGATGTATCTACGACATCATACTTGTACCCTGTGTCTCTATTAAACACCTCAATACCTGAGTCACTAATAGCCACTATGTACTTCTCTGTGTTATCCCTTGTAATGAAGTGGATATAAGCATCATCGAGTTGACTATTGGTCTGTAATTCAGACACAAAGATGCTGTTAGGTCGCTTCTTGACACCATGAGTAAGTGAGTTCAAGCAGTTAAATTCGTTGCTAACTTGTGTCGGTAGGCGGTGACTTGGTGCTTGCTCTGACACACCTCCTGTTAGCATTGGTACGGATTGCGTAATGTTAGCCATTAGCGCCCCCTGTAGATGTATGAGGAACTGCGGTTTAACATTCCTCTTAGTTGTGGGTTATCGAACAAGTTATATCGTGTCGCTTCGTTCTCAGCCTCCTCAAGAATCGCATAGGCTCGCATTTCGTCTACCTGTTGAAAACCATGTAAATCAGAAGCACCAATAACTGAATCTTGGAATCTACGTGCCGCACTAATCGTGATGTAGTGTCTAGCCGCCTCTATCAATTCCTCGAACTCCAAGGCAACCACAATTTCAACCTTGTATGACTCTGTGAATTTATAGGTATTCTCTCGTCTGTTATACAACTTACGCCCACGCTGTACGATATGCTCGTAATTCGTATTAACTTTCAGTGTGTTCGCAGGGAGCATCAAGCACCCGTCCTTATCAGGTGTCAGGTCTACTTCCTCGGTGTTGAAATGCCACCCTTTAAGCTGTAACTGCCTTGAGGTTGTCCGTAAGATAGTCAGTGCGGTATTCGCATCATCTAAGCCTGAGTTCAAGCGGTTGACAGGACTTTCACCTATAGACACAAGCATTGTATTGACTGCTTCAAGCTCTGTAGTTGGTGTTATCATCTGTCCTCCTATAAAGCAAAAAAACCCTACCGCTAAGGGTAGGGCATTTAGTTATTAGGCTTTGTAGATAGCGATTGCACAACAAGGACGTAAAATGTCGTGACCTACTGCCATCTTAGCGTAGATAGTGTGACCTAAGCGTAATGGTTCAGGTACATGCACAGTAGTAATATCCCATAATTGGGTAGTAGCTACTGCTGACATGGTGAACACCAAGCCTACCACTTTGCTGTAATCGCCACGGTATTTAGCGGCATTACCTGAGCCAAGAGTTGAATCAGCGATTGGTTCAGGATCTGAAGTACCTAAAGTCTCATCGGTCTGCGGTAAGTTGTTAGTCTCGAACACAGGCATACCTGCAACACGAGGGATAACACCATCAGCCACGTTACCAACACCGCCAGTGTCAGCGTTAATCCACGCAACTTTAGTTACATCTTGTACGTTCACTAACGCTTCGTATTGTTCAGGCGGTAATACAACTACAGCACGTTCTTTGATGTTAGCTTTGCGTAATTGAGTACGTGCTTTAAAGATAGCGTCAACTAACTTAGCACCGTCAAACTCGTCACCTGCCGCGGCTAAAGTGATGTTAGCTGTATAAGTTTCTTCAGGTAATACGGTTAAACCAGCCGCTTGAGCCATAGTAGCGTCAGTGATTGAAGCCGCTTTAGCGATTTGGCGGAAGATGTTACGGTCGATTAAGCCTGCTAATGCACGAGCACAAGTACCTGAGTAGTGAGCACGTACATCGTAGTGGTTCATTGCTTCGTCTAAGTCATCAATAAATACAGGTGAGATAGCAACGTCATCAATGGTCACGATACGTTTCGCGTGGTTGATTTTGTTGCCTTCGATTAATTCACCTGCTTTGTGGTATTCTGCTGAGTTCTCACCCATTAACGCGAATGATGCAGATTTACCGTTCTTAATACGACGTACACGGGTCAATTTAAGCGCGATGTTCTCGGCTTGGAAAGTAGTTAAAACTTCACCTGAGAACAACTCAAGGAACAACTCGCGTGAGTCGCCTGCTTGGTTAATCTGACCTAAACGTGATACGGTAGTGTCTACTGGAAATGCCATATACTAATAAACTCCTATTAAAGTGATTTAAAATTGAAACTGGCTATATTATTCAAAACGTGATAAAGCTAAGCGCTTCTGTACTTCTTCTCGATAAGCGTCACCCTTAGCTGTAAAATCTCTATAAAGCGGGTTGCTAATAGCCGCATGGAACTCAGCTCGTGACTTGAACCCGATTGTACCTGACGGTTGGTTAGGCTTACCTGACATGAACCCTTTGTCGCTCACTGCCACGCCATGTACACTTGCTAACTGCTTCAACAACGACACAGCCGCTACCGCTTGCTCCTTAGTGCCGTTCACGATAGCCGCGTTGAACATTTCTAACTGAACCTCATTGAAGTTCTCAGTGGCAAACTCCTGGAGCGCCTTGTAGCTGTCTTCGCCTCCTGCTTCAGCCAAAATAGCCTGACGTACTGCTTCGTCTTCCATTTCTTTAATCTTCTCGCGGAGCGCTTTTAGCTCGTCATTCTCTGGCTCTTGCTCGGCTTCAGGCTCTTGCTCGGCTTCAGGCTCGCTCTCAGTCTCCTCAGTGGCTTCTTCGCTGTCAGCTTGCTTATGTGTGTTGTAGAACTCAATGAGCTGTTCTAGTGTCAAACCTTCAGGAAGTTCAGTCTTCTCCTCTGAGTCAGCTTTATCTGCTTTTTCCTCATTCTCGGCTTCATCTGATACCCCGTGTGTTTCTCTGTGAACTTTAACCATGTACTCGTCATACTCTGGCGTACCGATCTCAGGTAAACTTTCTTCTGGTTTATTATTTGTATCCATTTATAACCTCACTATTTACGCGCCATAGCAGGGACAGCTTGTTGCATTGTCTGCATCATTGCCTGTTGCTGTGCTTCTTGCTTCTTCTGCTCTGGCGATTTAATTAAACCCTTGATGTCTATATTGGTTGCATTCGCTACACGCTTGATATACTCATCTACATTTAACTCACTAGCGACTACTTCAGCGCCTAATGGAGCTAACGATTGTAGGAATATCGACAAGTTATTAAGGTCGTTCATACGTCCTAAAGCTGACAACCCTGTTAGTATCTTAGGAACGATACCTTTAGGTAGCTTAGTGAGCTTACGCTCTTGCTCTAAGCGAGTAATGACCAATTTAACGAGCGGTAGCTGTAACTCTTGCGCCAATAACGAATAGACACCGCCTAATGTTGACTGTATCTCGTCTGTGATTCGTCTTATTTCTTCCGCAGTCACACGTTCTGCATCACGCTGTACTGACTGCACCATTAAGAATGCCGCTGTAATCGCTGAACGTAGCTTATTGACTTCTTCAAGCGCTACACGGAAGTCTGCGAACTTATTCATCTGTAGTACGCCTATATCGTCAATATTACCATTAACGAAGTCACCATTGACTGCATCACGTACATTCTTAATCTTGATTGAGCTGTTATTCCGTATAAAGAACAACACGCGAGCCGCGGCCATCGTGCCCTCACGAATAGCTTTAGTTAGCGCTTCAAGCCCTTGTAAGTCGCTTATATGCTCCTCAACATAGCTCCGTCCGTAGTCCTCACCATCAACGACAACCATTCGCAATGGTAAGAAAGGTAAAGCATCAGGACGGTAATATTTCACGTCACCTAAGCGCTCTCCGACAGCCTCTTGTTGCACGCTGTAGTTACCATTCGGTAGCAACTCAACGACTGTGTATAGGTAAACCCTGTCGTCAAAACCACGGACCTTGTCCTCGTCACTTACAGCTAACTGGACGTGGCTTGGTAACGTGTTGATATTCACCTGCTCTCTAATGATGATTAAATCAGGCTTACCTTCACCGTCTCGTGATACGACATAGTTATCTAATCGGTGTACACGTAGCTTCTCTTTGCCGATGTATAAAAGCGTGTTACCGCCTACGACAAGCTGGCGCAAAGCCTGAAATAAGTTAGTACGCATAGCCTTCTGCTCTAAGCGTGAGTTAACCATGCGCTCGATGTAACGTAATCCCTCTACAATCTCACCTTCTGTCGAACCGGGTAACTCTTGACCGATCTCTGC